TCCACCGAGTCCGCCACCGAGTCCCCCGCCGACCTCTCCACCAAGACCACCGGCAGCACCTTCCATGGCGGCGGCGACCTGTTCAAGTTCAGCATCAAGGCGTCTATCAAAAAACATCTCTCGCTGATTGCGTATAAATTCTTCTTCAGATAAGTTGAAAATATTATCCGCAACCCAGCGACGACTAAAGAACCCTTCAGTTGCGGATGCGGCAATGTCAAACTTAGTTTTCCAATGTTCAAGTTCCTGAAGTTCTGCAATCTTAGAAGGGTTGCTTAAGGAAAGTTTGAAACTAATAAGATCTGCGCCCCTATATCCAAGTGTATAGAGATGAATAATGCCAACTTTTTCTAATTCAGTTATAACAGATCTTTGTAGTCTTTGAATCGTTCTTGCAAACCTAATATCCTTTTGGGCAAGAGTTGTTTTATCTTCCTCTGCCCCATCACCACGAGACAAATACGAAGCAGGAATTTTAAGAGCAGAAAATAACTTATCCCTTAAATATTTAACATCATCAATATCTCCAGTATATGAGCCTCCTGGTAACGTTTCGATCTTAGAGGATACTCCTCCACGAACGGGGATAAAATAATCCTCTTCAGTGCTCATTGGATTATAGCGCAAATCAATACGTCCCGTATCGGCATCAACAACTTGGTTGCGTTTCATTTGCGTCATAACTCTTTGCATATATTGCTCGACATCATTGGGTGCAACGTTGCCAACATCAATATAGAATACACGACGCTCAGGAGAACGAACAATACGATACGCCATCATTGCATCTTCAAGAAGAATCAATTGGCGGAAAATTCTTCGAGCGGGCTCAAGAATCGAAGTTCCATATGGAGCGTATTTGTCGTTGCCTAAAATTCTAAAATGTGCAATCTGCCAATTTTCAAAAGTTAAACCGCCCGAATTCCATTGAAATTGAATATATTTAGGGTTGTCTTTATCTTCGCCTTCCAATCTTTCAATCTCGTGTGTCGGCAATCCAACAATAGACTGAACTCCGAGTCTTTCATCGATATCCAAATATAAGAAAAAATCTCCATATTTGCACATTGTGCGCGACCAGCCGAAAAGATTAAAGTCAATATTCAAAACGGTATGATATAGCTCATGCAGTACTGCTTTGATTTCTTCGTTGTGGCACTTAATGCCTAAGAGTGGTTGCAAATCCGACGAAGTTGTCATCTCATCTGCATAGATATCTAGACCAGATGCAATTTCGGGAGTATACTCCATTTGTTCAAAATCTTGGTATCTTTCAGCACGAAGCTGGTTTGCCATGATAGCGGTGCTTAACTGCTCGAAAGGATTATAAGATGACTTTTTAAAATTCAATCCACCGGCTGATTGAAATTTAAACTTGTCTAATTGTACTCTGCGAAGTTTTCTACTTGTCTGTGTACGGTAATTAATGAGTGGACCAGAAAGCAAACGAGTTAGCTGTCTAAAGAGAGCAGACTCATTGTTTTTAGGATTTTTATTATTTTTTGCCATTTATCTTATCCCTTATATAACCAACCAAATTGTTTGTGTGTATCTCTTGCCTGTTGCTCTTTGCCTTTAAGATCCATTTCGCTTCGATATCCTTCCTGTCCCTTAATTTGATTGTTTATTTTTGTAGATGCCACGAACATGGAATTCGCAAACGCATCTCTGTATTCTTGATCTAACTTACCTGCCTCAAAAGCCGTATCTCTTACCCAACAACCAATTGCCAAAGCCATAGTTAAATCGTCATTATAGCTTCTCATCGCCTCGGGGCGACCGTGGTTCCAGATAAAGGTTTTTAGCTCATTTAGCATTCTAGAAGAATATACGGTAATTAGTTTATTTCTAATGAATTCTTCCATTTTTGCAATAATCAAAGGACGGGTCTTAGAAGTGGTCGAGAAACCGGCAATAGCATTAGACATATTTTCGCCCCTCAACTGTTCAACATATTCATGTGTTGATTTGATAGAGAAATATATATTATTATATCTTAGTTCCTGCAACTTTGTTAATACTGCAATCCCAACGGAATTGTTTTCTACAACAACCATGGCATTATTAAATTCTCGCCCAATACTGTTAATCATATCAGAATATACATCAAGAGTGGGTTTTCCTTGATATTCAGCAACTATTTCCATAGTTTCTAGCTTTATGACGTGAAGTGTAGAATTGTCTTTACCATCTCCTCGCGCTACATCTGCCGACAACAGGTAGTTGTAGCCATCTTGTGCCTTTTCCCAAATCCAAAAATTTCTATCAAACCCTGTTCTATATTGAGGTTCTTTGATTAATGTGTGCATCCAATCCAAATCATCTGGGTGGATAACCGTTTCTCCAGACATATTGAAATTACATTCAAGCTCTTGCGCTATTTGTCTGCGAGACATGTTTTTAGTTTCTTTTTCAAACCATTCCTTGTCTCTATTGGGATGCACATCCCAGGGTAGAACAGTGGGGTAAAAATCATTCTGCTCTTGTGCTGAATCAGCGTATATTTGATGAAACCAATTTCCGACACCGTTAGGAGTGGATAGAGCGATGCACCGCCCACCTGTTGATAGAGTGGGATAAAGACCGGTCCATAGCTCGTCTAAGCCTTCGACGTGTGCTGCCTCATCAATAACTAATAATGATAGTGCTTCGGAACGTCCAGCATCAGAAGAAGTAGATGATGCTTTAATTTCGGAGCCGTTTGATAGCACAAATGACGCCCGATTGTCTATGTCTATGCTTGCTATCTGCATCCAAGGAGGCAAGTTTTTAATAATGTGCTTTACTTTCTTTACAAGATTTCCTGCCGTCTGAAACTTGGTCGCAATAACTAGAATATTCTTATTTCTATGAAATAACATCATCCAGGCAATGTAGGCAGCAGTTGTGGTGGAAATACCTAGCTGTCTTGCCTTCAGTATGACATTAAAGCGATGAGCATTAAAGTCCTTAAGCAATTCTTTTTGGAAGTCATATAGTTTAAAAGGAATCAGCCCGTCTATGGGGTGAGCAATTCGTGCGTAATTATCAATAAAATAAACCGGATCTTTGCCGCTTTTTAATATTTCCTTTAAAATTTCATTTTTTGTAAGTTCAAACGACATCTAATCATTTTTTATTTGCTTTTTTCCACTTGCCAAGAGCCAGGAAATCACGAATAGACTTGTCCAACCTATCCTCAGAAGGTTCGGCTACTGGTAGTACTCCGTCGAGATTACCAATTTTATAGTGGCGTTTTCCAGTAACAAATACGCGAACTCTTGAAGTATTTTGAACTACGACACTGACTTCGCCTTCAGGGGTTAGTGAAAGAGAGTCGCCAGTAATCTTTTTGTATTCTTTCTTTAAGAAGTTGGCAACGTTCTGAATCATATCTTCTACGTCTGCCTCAATATCGCCCGCATAAACCTCTTTAAGTTTAATGTCGCTTTGATAACTAATACATAAAAGGTTGCCGTGGAATGTTACACCGAAACCATCAACAACACGAGAGTCGGTAATGGGGTCACCTTCTTCCCTCTTTAGCCCTATCTTTCTTGCCTCACCGTCAAAAGAATACTTTTCATCTTGTGAGCCATCATAGCCATTTGCGGCTGCTTGTGAAATTCCTCTTACAATGTCTAAAACTGTTGCCATTTATTTATTTTCTCCTTTATTGGGACGCCATCCGGTCGCCCAACGCTCTTCTCTATTTTCAACCCACTGGATATAGCACTGAAAACAACAATCATATTTGTTCATGTAGATATCATCCTTAGAATTGAAAGAATAAGTTTCACAAGTGGAACAGACTCTGTTGCTATCTTTATTAAGTAGTTTTTTTGATATTAAAACTCCCTGAACTTCTACTTTTTCAGTCTTTTCGGATAATTTCCTAAGTTTTTTATTAAAAAGCCCAAGTTGTTCTATGTATGCCTGCTCTTTTTCCGGTGTCCAGTCTTTTGCGGGATGCTGCACGGTGTCTGCGCCATATTTATCTGCGATTGCTTTTTCCACTTTTATCACGTAATTTGGATCTTGTTTGGGCTTTGTCATTGTGCAATGTTTGCTGCGGCATAAAACACTCCCAGGGACAGCCCTATGCCCGCGATGGCTCCTCCTGCGAACCACCAGTGATTGTTTTTGTTCGGTTGTGCAAGTGCCAACTCTCTATATCTTCCAATTTCTTGATTTTTAATTCCAAGTAACAGATCTGTTCTTTCACTCTGTGCATCATAACTTATCTGAAGGGTGTCGAGTTGCAATTGCATCTCAGAACGTGCTTTTAACACCTCATATTCTACCAACAGATCACATTCGGTTAACGAATATTGGTGTGACGTAATCAACTGTGCTGTGGCAGGTGGATTAAACAGAGTGCCAGCAAAAGGGGCTGCATCGCCTTGCTCCAGATGCGTGAACATCGGCTCTTCATCTGCGTCTTGAGCGTAGGCAGGTGTACCCAATAATAGAGCAAAGCTTAATATTTGTGCGATAATCTTATTCAACATATTTAAATCCAAATTCTTCTATGATTGTTTGATTGACGAGTTCTGGATCCTGATCGAACATTGTCACTAGATCTAAATATCTTGCTCTTTTTTCGATAGTTAAATCATCCAGGGATCTTTCATAGTGCTCTTCCAATTTTGCAAGTGCCTCATTGTGTTTGCGAATGACTTCATTTCTTTTTTCTATTTCGGCACTATGGGTGCTCTCTAAGACCTCTACTTCCTTTTTGTAGCTCTCAATGGTTGTATCGAGTACTTTGGAATATGCACCAACATTTTTTTTCGCTACGAGCCAAATAATAAGAGTCCACGCAGCAACCGCTGCAATCTTCCAGTGATGCTTGCACCAAAGCCACGCTTTTTTAAAATATAGTTGTATTGTCAACCAAGTCATTTATTCTCCATACTTATATGCCTTCATGACATCGACAGCCCCTTGGGTGCCAATATAAACCATTGCAATCATACCCCACGTTTCCGAAGCCAAATCAGACCAAACCATAAGTCCAGTTGCGGTCAGAAATGTAAGTAATTTGCGAGAAACTAATTTCTGCAATACCGTGTCTAATAAACCATTATTCATTTTCTTGTATCTCCTGTTATATAAATAGTTAAAAAAAATTATTGACTTACGTGTGCATATCCATTTTTCTTCTCAATATTCACGACGTGATCAACACAATCCTTTAATGAGTCCAAGTGAGATATTAAAATGACTGTCTTAAAATATGATTTAACCATATCTAATATTCGAACAAATCCTTCTAAATTCTCTGCGTCAAGAGCCGTTCCTGGCTCGTCAAGGATAAACATATTTGACTTCGGCAAATTGCTAACGTGTAATAACGAAAGTCTGATTGCCATTGAAGCGATTGTCTTCTCTGCTCCAGAACCCATTTCAATGGGGCGAGGTTCATGCTTCGGATGTTTAATGTAAACGTTTAAGCGCCTCCCATCATCTTCAAAAAAGACTTCGAAGTTAACAATGTTTGCTAATACCTTTGCAATCTCTTCATTGATAGCTGGCAGCTTCTTCTTAATAATATCATAAGAAATTCCACTGGTGTGCATACATCGCATAAACAAATCATAAGCAGAATACTCTTCTCTCAATTCTGATAGTTCGTTCTTTTGTTCAATTAAGCTTTGTAGTTTTTGTTCACAAGAGCCGTGAGAGATATATAAATCATTTAACTCCTGCTGGCATTCGTCACAATTTTTCTCTATTTTCTCAAGGGAAGTGTTGTATTTCTTTTTCTTTGTGACAAGCTGCTCCAGATTTTCAATTGCGTCTTTATTTTCTTCATATATTGCGATTTGTTTTTCAGTATTTTCAATTTCGTGTTTAAAGATTTCTAGCTTGGATAAGTTGTTTTGCATCTCCAAGTTAGAAACAGATATCTTGTGTTGCACCTCTTTTTGTTTTTCCACCAATAGATCATATTTGTTTAGATAATCATCCAATTTGTCAACATCAAGATTGTGAATATCTTCCAAAAGCTGTACGCTTTGTTTGCGGATATCACTAATTTCCGTTATCATATTCGGCAATGCATCTTTTGCTGTGTGAGCATCACAAATAAACTTACAAGTTGGAAATGATTCGCCGCATGGCACTTCCTTAAGGAGATTTACCTTTTTTCGATAGGCGTTAATATCTTTGTTCTTGTTTATTAAAAGCTGTAAGAAATCTTCATATTCCTCGTTTTTGTTCTCGACGCTCTTCTTTTTGTTTCGTAAATTTTCAATATCATATTCTTGCAGAAAATGGCTTAATTTCTCCGCTATTTTACTGTTATCGTTATTGCTTTCTGTAAGTTGTGTGTTTTGCTTTAACAGGGTGCGAACTTCATTCTTCTTTGTTTTTAGCGTATTTGTCGTCTCTTCAATGTCAATAATTTCTAGCGGAATAGATGTAATCTTGTTTTCTAATTCAGCGATCAACGACTTAATGTCTATCATTTGTTGCTGATATTCTTCACACTTCTGTTTATGTTCTTCGATACTAGCTTCGCTCTGATGTATTTGTTCTTGTGCCTCTTCAAGATCTTCATCATATTCTCTGCCCTCAAGTCGCTTAAGCGCTCCTCGTAAATCCGAAGCGTCTTCTTTCGCCATCTTGAATTTCTTATCAAAAATTTCCAAATCAAGAAATTTGGCAAGGATCTCTTTGCGACGAGTTGAACCTTCTTTGATAAAGGTTAAGCTATCCAACTGAGATGCCATGGAGGTAAGCAAAAAGTCATCAAGAGTTCCGAGCATCTTTCGGATATTTTTATCAGTATCGTTACGGGTCATTCCATTGTGACTTACAACCTGTTCCAAGGAAGCATCAACCTCGTTAAATTCTACTGTTGTCTTAGCTTCAAGCGTCTCTTCACCCTTTAACTTCTTAACGTATTTTTCGCTTTCTCGCTCAATTACAAACTGTTTATCGCCAATAGAAATTCCCACTCTACCGACGCCTCTCTCCCTGTTTTGATTAATCACGTTAAGGTTCTTCCTCTCATTTTTGGAGGTAGAGTTAAACAGCGTATATAGGGCAGCATCAATGATGCTAGACTTACCTGAGTAGTTTTTTCCGAAGATTCCAACAATTCCAGATAGGTTGGCAAATTCTATAGAATTCGTTTCACCATAATTGAATAAGTTATCCCATTCAAAAGAGTCAAATTTCCAATTAATATTTCGAGCAACCTCTTCAGTTTCTTCTACTGCTCTATTGTATTTTGCGTTAAGTGTTAAGACTCTATCTAAAACGTCATCTTCGACTTCATATTCTTTTAAAAATTCTTTAATCAATCTTTTTTGAACTGTTAAGTCGCGGAGGTTTTCTTTTATAAAGTCATCACTTGTCAGACCAACATCGGCTCTATTGCCCAATGCACGATTCAAAAATGTAATACTTTCTGGCTTGAAGCGATGCTTCGCAACATCAACTGCTCTTTTCATTTTATCAAGCGACAGATTATTGTTAGATACTAAGCGAATACGAGCACCTTGTGGAACATCTATGCCCTTTGGCATTCTGCCTTTTGGAGTCAGTTCGATTGTAGTAAACGGCTTGGGGTTTTGTAGTTCAACGTGACGAACAGTAAAAGAATCTTTGTCATCAATTTCCCAAAGTAAAAATCCTTTATCGTTAGTTTCACCGTGATTTTGCTGTACAGTAGAGCCGCAATAGCGCACTCGCCCCTCAAAATCAAGTGATTGGCACTTATGAATATCGCCAAGCATAGCAAAATCGAACTTCTTAAAAATGCCCAATTCGTGTTCGCCGTGTTCCATGACCCACCCAATATCGGTCTTACAGTTGCTAATAGCACCATGATAAAGAGCAATGTTGATCTTATCTGGTTTGGTTGGATCAATCCAGTTATCCTCATCAAATACAGACAAGATGTTAAAACAAACCTTGTCGCTTGCATGGAATTCGCCGGAATCCTTAAAGAAATGTACCTCTGGATGTTCTAGTGCTTGAACAATCGGCGTAATAGCATCCTGGCGGCTGCTATTTTTTAAGTTACCATCATGATTACCCGGAACCATTACCAGCGGGGCAATATCCGCTAAGTTTTTTATAAAGCCTGTGGCAAGCTCAAAATATTCTGGTGATAATTGCGTCTTTGTGTGAGCCAAGTCTCCACAGTGAACAATATAATCTGGCTTTTCATCTCGAAGTACCTTATATAATTCCTCGAATATAATCTTATATTCGTAATGATACTTCAGATTTTTGATATGCGTGTCCGCAATATGTGCAATTTTAATCATATGATCCTATTAAATGCTAGCGATAGCGCTCTCTAACAGATAATCTGTTTCCTGAACGAGCACTGCATTTTGCTTTCTTTGTAAAAACTCTTCTCTTCCCATGTCGGATACATCTTCATATCCGCTTATGTCTATTTTATACACTTCCAGACCATAATTCAAGAAAAGTTTTATAATTCTTTTTTCTTTATTGTCGGCATCTGGGTCTAGTGCAAGGAAAACTGGCGTGTCATTTTGCACAATTTTCATAAACAACTTGGAGCTTGGACGCAGGGTGGAGCCGAGCAATGGCACTGCATTTGGTCCCGCAACGATTGCATCGAATATTCCCTCTGTTATAACTAAATCAGTATCCCATTCAAGGTAAAGCTCATTGAACACCACATCCTTCGACACAGGAGGGTTGAGGTATTTGCGAGGATCCGAACAAAAGCTTCTTGCTACAAAATAGTTCAGATCTCCCCCCTCATTAAACGAAGGAACAATGATACGGTTGGCATATCTACCATCCATACAATATCCCATCTTCCAGTATAAGATGTCTTTATCTAATATATCACGTTTTTTAAGATAATTCAAGGCAGGAGATGCAGATAATGAAGGTTCATTGTTTAAAGAAATAAAGCCGCTTGGCATCCCAAGATATCCAGAAGCCTTTACATCTTTTTTTTCTTCGACAAATAAATCATCAAACTCGTTGATATTGATACGATTTGTTAATTTATCCCACTCTTGAAGCTGATTAAAATCTCCGAACCGCCTTACAAGGCGACGAATGTCTCTACCGAGGGTTTCACATATCCAGCACTTATATACGTTTTTTTCGATATTAACTGATAATTTCTTTTTATAGTGCTTGCAATACGGACACGCGAATAAATACTCGTCATTTGATCTGTAGCTATCGCCAAGAATGGCGGATATAATCTTAAACTTCTTCTGCACAGATATATTATAACCGACGCAAAACTATCTGTCAAGTAATAAAGGTCCAGCGAGAGCAACAACAAGAGCGTCTGCCCTATCATCTGTTCCTGGTTGTGGATTTCCTTGTCTTGTTAAATTATATTGAAACTGCTCTCCGAACCTCTCTGATATATTTTCAATGATTGCTTTTTTCTTTTCTTTGCCTGGAACTTTTCTAGGTACCTTAATTCCGAGAACAGAACGGGCAGAGTTTGGATTAACAAGCGAAGCTTCTATTTCAAATATCTGATTCAAAATATAACAACACATACCATTAAATCGTTGAAGTGTTGCCATTGTAAATGCAGTTGTTTTGCCGCCACGAAACATTATCGCAGGCTGTTCGACGTATACATCATAAACAACATGATGTGCATCGATCTCACGCATGCGCCTTTCAAATTGTACAGCACGCTCCTCCAAAGATAGGTTTGATTTAAACTTTAGCACATCACTTATTACGACTTTTTCTTTGTCTAGTAGTGCAATGCCGATTTTGGAGGAACTTATATCAAGTCCCAGTGTTTTCATTATATATCTAATTTTAACTTAAATGTGAGTTCTCTATCTTCAGTTTTCTTAACTGGTGTTGCAACTTTAGCAATGGCAATTAAATTTTTATCTTCATCATAAATTCCTATTGAAGAAATATACGTGGTCTTTTGAAAGCTTCCTGTAGGATCTGGATATGATGATGAAACTATGTTTTTAATGCCTAAATTATTATTCTCTTTATATGATGATGTGGTGGCAAATGAAGCTGTATTTTGATTGTATGTTTTAAAAGTGGGATTGTTTGAATGATTTAGATCGCCTTTTTCTGCATGGGCAAGCATCGTAACAGTTTGTGTTCTAGTGGTGCCCTTAAATGTAAGTCCGAAACTAGATGAAGGGAGCTTCGCGCTAGCGATTCCATCTCCCGCACCTGCTCCAAAATAAATCCACTTGGGCTTAAAATTAGTAGTGCCACCAGTATATTTTTCACCAGCAAAGCCAGCGTAATCCCCGGTTGCCATATCCCAATTGCCTGTTAATATTACGAACCCTTCATTATACAATACAACGCCAGCGACGGTGCCGGAATTTGTACTATCAGTTGGTCCAACTTGGATAAGTTCTCCGTCTTTGTTTTCATCTTTTAGTTGCCCAACGATGGTGCCACTAACATAAAATTTTAAATCAACTGTTCCTTTTTTAATTTGTGAGCCGAAAATAATTGATGGAATACTTATGAGGTTGACATTTTGTGTTCCTTTATCCCCAAGTGGTCCGTTAAAAGCATAGTGATTGCTCATTGGCTGGTAGTAATTTAAAGTATTTATTAGAGATGTTAGACGACCAGCAGATGATGTTCTCTGTGTTGCAGTTGAAGCGAAGAACTCTCGGACAATACTGGCAGACATTGGATAGCTGCCGGATAATACATCACTGTAGACAAATGCATTAAAGTCTGAAGATGAAATTGTTTTAAATGAACTTAGCGAGCTATTTTTGGTAATAAATGGATATATTTTATTGGCGCTTGTACGATCAACGTTAAGCTCGTATAAGCTAACGAATCCTGCTGGGGTGTCGCCAATGTTTGAAACATTAGAACCTACAATCTTGCCCCGACTATTTAGATAGATTTGGCTATCATATATCACGAAGCTACACTCTGGATGCATCTCTAGAGTGTTTCTAAATATATCATTACTTTTGAATTTTTTATAAGCCATTATATTAAATAGCTTTTAACTTAATAATCTAATCGGACGCGAAGAGTTAATTCTGTATTTGGATCCTTCTTCAGCGGCTCGCTCAATTTCGCAACCGCTAACAATTCATTGTCAGAAGAATAAAGTCCAACGGTAGTAATATAAGATACTGGCTGATCTGAGGTGCTGTTTTTAACTCTAATTTGGCTGCTGCTCAAATAAGTGGGGTTAGAACTATAGTTAAACTCATTGTGATTAGCTCGACAGAAATATATTGTTGAGTTTAACTCTACTGTATTGTTGAAAGAAATATTCTGAATTCTGTTTCTAATCGTATCACAAATAAAGTCCATAGTACCGGCGCTGCTGGTTAATAGTTGCCCAAATGATGCCGAGAGAGGTTGGTCACCGAGTCCCATCATAGTAGAAGCTGTCGGTAACCCTTGTCCAGCCGAGGGGATGTGAGCGTTGTCGCGTATTTGATTTTGAGTTACCGGGTTATTCCAAATTCCACCAGTAACCATAGCAACTCCAGCTTGATAAAACAGTAGCCCATATCCAGAGCCTGCATTGGGCTGTCCCGAGGATGTATATAGTATACCATATTCTCCAGCGGGTGAGTTAACATAATAACTACTTGTGGCAGAATAATCTCCTAGAGTAAGAACACCGCCGATTGCGTTGGAATATTGTGCGCCTGCGGGCTGTCCTCTTCCTCCACCGGTAACAAAGGCGACAGCGAAGCTGCCTTTTTTAATTTCATCTTTTGTTAAAAGACGCGCAAAGTTTAGAAAGAAGACTTCTCTATGTTTGGTGCCACCCGTAGCAAGATTGCCATCTTGATCGAATTCTTGGATTTCTCCGAGTGAATTATGCCCCATCAGTACCTGAGCCATTTGAGAATAAATATTAATCTTCTTGGCGTTTTGTGGCACAGAAGAAGCAGATAGTGTAGAACCTGAAGAATATCCTACTGCAATATCGTAAATGTGATTTGCTGAAGAACTTAAATATGGATAATCATAGACGGACTCGAACATACCATGAGAATACTTCTTGATATTATTATCTGAATAAGTTCCAGAGCTTATTGTTCCTGTTAGCGGGAGCGCTTCGTGAAGTAGTGTTCTCGTATTTGCAGTATCGTTTGCAGTTAGAGTTTTATAAGTGGTTGCCATGTATAAGTCCTATTATATAATTATTGTTTCTTAACAAACCTGATTGGTATATCGACTCTATATCCGGTTGTTGCACCGGTAATACGAATTGTGGTATCTATATGATATACAGCCGAACCCAAAGTGCTTGTGCCACCAAGTTGTGTAAATAGAAACGCACTTGATACCAAATCGACAGAAGGTCCGACTAAAAGCTTAAGTCGTGTTCCGCGAGGTCCGAGAATAACATCACCGCTCATATTTCTTCCAGCATTGCCAAAAAAGTTTGAATTTGTTGTTGTGGACACATAGTAAGATGCGATATTGTCATCATCAATAAAAGATGGTGTTGCTTGCACACCCCCGTCGTCAGCTAAAAATCCCAAGCGATTATCAATTTCAACAATGTATTGTGTTTCAACAAGATCGGCATCTAAATCAATATCGTTTCCATTACCGATGGCATTAGATTCGATTCCCTGGTCAAAAACAAGAGGGGTCGCAGTCTGAGCGAGATTATATCCGTTAATATAAGCGCCCGTATCAGTGATTGCGGTAGTGTCTACCGTATTTTGATCTACGAGGATAGTTGGAACCAAAGTTGTCGCGTTGTTTGCAACACCTACTGTAGTGTTTCTTCGTACTACCGGAAGATAAAGAAGATTGGTTCTTGAGATTGAAAGAAGCTTTGACTTCAATGAAGAAAAGTTATTTGTGAAAGCTTCCAAAACGGGGGTCTGTAAGATTTCAACATCATAATATGCAGAACCACTTGCGTGATTCAGATTATAAGTCGAATAGTTAATTTCGTCGTCTCCAAAGGCAAATTTTGCGATGCTAAAAGAGCCATCGCCTTTTGCCAATCTTAATCTGCCTGTATCTGTTAATACAGCATCAAGGATAATGTCGCCCGAGTTGTCAAGAAATGCCATTTATATATTCTCCATATCGTTATAATTAGTATTTGTTAAGATTAAAATGCCAAAATTTTAGGTATTACCATTGTTAGTTTGATTTGGGTCTGCCAAGCTTGTATATTCAACTTTGCAAGTAAGGTTCAAATCAATTTTCTTTCCAGAATTTTTAGACGTAATTCGTATCTTAAACCTTTGTGGGTTTGTGTTAGACGACCAGACCGATTCTCCTGCTTGCCCAAGCACAACTGTTGGTGTATTATATGCCGTATTACTTTCTCCTTCACCAAAAGTTACCCCGTCCGCTGTTGTTCTATCCGGGAATGTTTGCTTATAGTTAATTAGAGATTGAATTAAATTTGGACTAATTTTTAGATATCTTCTAAATTCTTTTGATGGGGCTATATTGTTATTCTTTTTTAAGGGATCCTCAAATTCATAAATGCTTGTATAAAAGAATGACATGCCATCGAACTCAATCATTTCGACTTGATATACCTCAGTTGGATTTGATCGATTTTGATGTACATCGACGCTTCTAAACATATAATAGTATTTTTGATTAGGTGATATTTTATCAACATACGAAGCTGCTGTTGCGACATCAGAAGTGAGACTCACCAATAAGTTTCCAGCAAAGTCCTGGCAAGAGGTCGGAGGAGTGTCCATTTTATATATTTCAAATGTCTTTGTTGGATCGTCCGATTTAAATGTGATGGGGTCGGTTGGCAGAAGATCCCGAGCCTGTCTATAATTATCTGCAAATGTGGCATCGCTTTGGTTTATGAGTACTGGCTGTAACTCATAGTTTCCAACATTGGAGCTTAAATTAATTAATATCTCATCTACCACACCCTTGTAGGGAATAATATCTACATTTGGCCAAACTGGGGCTGCATCAAGAATTTTGACTGCCCGCGATTCAAAGATCGGGATTCTAACAATTTTGAGAGACGGTCCATATTCGACACCAAATTCAACCAATCGGGTGTTGCCATACGTAGTCGCAGCGTCACCGGGCTGCCACGTACCGGTTTTTACATATCTATATTGTGTTCCCACGATCAGTCGATGGACAAATATCTCATATGAGTATTCTTTATTATATTTAACTTGCGTATCAATATACTTTATAATATCCAGTTCTGTAACATTTGGAACAAAAAATCTTTGAAGTATGCCGGTACCGTTTTTCTTGACAATTTCATATGCTATAGCCTCATTGTGTGCCTCTTTACCTTCCAGCATTTGTTCAAAGGTTCTGAATCGGGATGTCGCAATTTGCTTAATTTTCGCAACCAAGATAAGCGACTGTAAGGTTTTAAGAAAAGTGCTGCACTCATCAGTTTGCCCTTCGGTTTGCTGAGTCTGTCCCAGAAACATTGTATTATCGGGAAAATTGGTCAACACTTCATAGGGATGTTGTGATTCTTCATCGAGATAGTTCGATAGCCACTTTCCAAAATCCATAGTTCTGAGTTGCTCCTGTGGCATAATTTCAGAGTTAATAGTGTATTTTGCTATACGATCTGGGTTGGCTGCGGACGTATCTTCTGTCTCGAAATCGGAAGTAACGATTTTTTCTCTAAATATAGCGAAATCCTCCCAATCGGCATATGCAGTGTTTGAGTGTGCGGTATCCGCTATACGATAAACCTCATTCATAACAAATTTTAAAATATCATCTGTCATACCAGTTTCTTCGACAGCGCCGAGGAAATCGCCAGTTATGTCGGTTTTTAGTTCTAAAGTGTTATTCATTGGGTGAACATCATCAAAATCAGATCCTCGCTGTAATGTCGGGATGAATTCTTTTGTAATTCCAATATATTTCAAATGTCTTAAAGCGCTTGTGACAGAGGCTGCTTGTCCCTCAGACGACTTAGTTTTTCTATTTCTAACATATTCCATTCCAATGCCAAGCTCTTTAATTAAGGTTGTGGCTGCGCTGGGGGTTTCTGATTTGTCATTTAACACATAAAGGTTTGGAAGCTCTTTCTCGGAATAGGTGTTTGCTGCACTGTCCGCAATTTCATCTTCATAGCCTGAAATGAAAAAGTTATAATCTGAATCTACTCCTGCATAAGAAGGATTGTTAATATTATTCACATATCGCTCTAACTCTGTCTTCGAATATGGAATAGTAATATCAGTAAAGTGATCGGAATAAAAATGATTGAATCTTATTAGTGGAGATGTTCGGGAAAACCCACCGGTTTGTACCTCACCTCCATTAAGAAATTTATCAAAATATCCATCTAAAACAGTGGGATTGGGCTGAAACGAACCGAGTCGTCTGGGTACAAATAAATTGCTTCTGACTCGCATGTCCTGTGTATAAATCTCGGATCCATAAGAATAGGCAGTAGTTGTTGCGGGTCCGATAGTGGGTGTCCCTAATACTTGTATGGTGATGGGAGATTTGCCATAAGCTCTGTTGAATTCAGTTGTCGGATCGTTGTCGCTGGCTTCTCCTAAGTTATTATTGACATACACCATTCGTCCATTTTCATCATCAATTGGGCTATATGCGAAGAATTTTCTTGCCTCTAATCGCAATTGATCGTGGGTGTTCGCCTCGTCATTCCCAGGGCGTGTCTGGGAGATATCATCATTTCCCCAACTGGGTACAAGGGATACCCGAGCTTGAGAATCAGCGGTGAGAAGCTCATTATAAAGTGGATATTCAACAATTTTTTGAGTTTTACCAAGATAGGTTAAATACGCAATTGTGGACGGGGCACCTTGTGTGGTTTCGTCTGTTGTTTCGGTAGTCGTAGGTTGTACAACTGCTTCTTCCTCTTCGGTAACCGGAGCATCGGGGGTGGTATCATCACATTTTTTAATTGCCATAAATTATATACCTCCTATGCGCTTTGACCTTGAACGGGCGGTCTTACCAAAAAATAACGATCAAGAGTCTCTTTGTTTCTTTTGTCATCGCCTATACCTACGCGAACTCTATTGTAACAAAGATAATAACGATTTGCGGCTGGAGTCGTTGTCACAATCAAATCATCAAGAGTCCTAGAATCCCACAGCATCTCTCGTGTCGGATCTCCCTGGGATGTTGTTCGAAATCCGTTAAAAACCAAAACTCGATTCTGTAAATTGGATGCATTTCCGCTTTTCGTTCGGTTTGCATAACGAGTAGTAACCATCACAGTAAGATCAAGAAAGCTGGTGAGATCAAAATCATACGTTGTATTTTCCAGCGCGGTAGGGGATAGGGCGTCTGCATTGAGGTTGTCGGTCAGTCCTGGACTTTGGCCTAAGAAAGAACCCACTCCAACGGTGCTTTGTGGTGTTTGATAAGTGGTTGCTGGGAGTTTGATATTTGCAGAAATACCAGAATCGCCCAACATATCTTGATACGTTCTAGAGGCGCGAGTTTCGTTAAGATCGACTTCTGTTATTGTGGCATTCTGTAAGGTTCCCATATTATAAACAGACAAGAGGCGACCTGTTGGAGCGTTAGTCGTTATGTTATCAATATATTTTTCATTTGTGAATCGAGCATTAATGGTGTTGTCAAAATATTCTTTTAGAGTCATTGTTTGTATCTTAAAAGCAGAGATTGAATTAGATGGTGAGTTCTGAACTGTATCTTCTACACCTCCACTACTGTGTCCCGTACTCATAAACCTATTGATTTGTTCTAATAACAATTCTAAAAGATTCTCAAACAACAATACACCATCCGGTCCTGCTGGTTTATAGTGTGGTCCGGTAGTGGAATCGCCGCGTGTCCATGCTGTAATAAGATCCATTATTTTATTTTTATATTCCCCCGGATCCGAATGCTGTGACAAATCAACAAAATATCCCAAAGAATCCAAGTATATACCAACAATCCTAGAAAGAGTTTCATATCGCTCCAAGCGTTGGTTTTCTGTGGCTCCTGCCATTATGTGTTGCCCTGACATCGTTTGAGGTGGTGTTGCAGTAGCAGTGAACTTTCTACTTAATCTATCGTATACGCCGGGTATTTGTATTAAATTAACATATTTTCTATATTTAGCGAGTGCCGTTGAAAGATTATTATATATGGTATTTATTAGTGGAATAAAGCCGTCGAGAACCTCAACATCGATTGCATATTGAAATTGTCCATCGGTTTCTCTACGCATTAACCAATCTATGCCAGTAAAGTATCTCATTAAGGACGAGCTATTAGATGGCATGTCTCCATTCATTAATTCTATTTCTTGTATATCAACCTTCTGGGTCCACCACGGCTGTGTGCCGCCCTGAGTTTCAGGTCTTGGACCTGAGCGTAGATCCAATAGCGCTACCGGAATTTCTAGAGGATCGTTTTTTGTTACTTGATTATGTATTGGGGATCCTAAAATATTGCGTGCCGGGTTTTCTTCCACTTGTCGCCTGCTTAATATAAATTTTGTTATTTCTGAATTGTCGGCCACTTGTTGCCTTGCGGCAGGGCTCATTTTTTTTATAATACTTGAATATTTGGAATTATCAATTACATATTTTCCGTAGTCAAAGCCAAAAAGATATCTTACGCGCCTTTCACTGTCTTTTGATAATAACAGTTCAGTAAAATAAGAATTTTTGTTGTTTAGTTGGTTTAAGATATCTCGCTGCTCTGGAAATTCAAGTTGAGTTTGTGTTACCCTGTTTAGCTCTGCTACTAAAACATCAATTTCATTTCTAATTCTAAAATCTTGAACATTAAATACGGGAGTAAAGACTGGTGTTAATTCGTGATTGTGTGGACCAGCACCTGGGTTTCCATATAGAAAAAGACAACTTTGTTCGCTTACAGGTATATGCTGTTCGGGTTGGCCGTCGATGTGTTGACCTGTGAGTGTCGCGGAGTCCTCTTTGACCCAACATTCGCTCTGTGCCTCTTGTACAATACCGTTAACTATTTTATGTCGGTGTCTAATATTTGGCTCTTGTGGATCGGCAGCATATGATGTATACCCGTTTCCATTAGAGTCAAGATCTTCATACGCATGTACATGTGCTGGCACTCTAAGAGGATTTTTATAGAAGTCCACGTAGGGGCTTCCGTAGCGAGGATTGATCGACACATATGTACCCACTGTTTCGCCTTGGGCTTCTTGTATCCTAAGTTGCGACACAACTTGGGAATTTTGAAGAACCAGTTCTTGCGCGATTGGAGAAGACAAAAACAACACATTGCTAGGCAATGTAACTCCCCAATCTTGTTCAAGTTGTACAGTACGAACACGCAAAAACGTAAACACAGTTAAGTGGTTCAAAACACTCATTGATGGATGTTCTAATTTAAATGTATAAGACTTAATCAATTCTGTTGTTCCGTCACTATTGACATATGTTGCTCCACTTGGAGGCTGAAAATCAGAAAAAACTTTATTTTGAACTATGGAATTTTTCTCCGTGCTGACTGCGTTGATACTATATGTATCGGCAATAATGCCATCTGGCATATGACGACCACCAGCAAAATACTGTTGCCAATATTCTGTAGCTTCAGGAGTGGCAGAGATTAGACAGCAAATTTCAAAGTATTGTTTAAGATCGAGAGATGTTCCAGGAAGGCTCAGTGCATCACCCAGAAGAGAAAAAGTTCCAGTTTCTCCGGGCTGATCTACCAATTTCACATTTACAGTAATCATAGGTGTTTCTAAGTCCACCTTTCCATCCTGATCTATATCCTGCCTTGATTCTTCCAGAAAGATCTGATCTATGTAAACGCTGGGAACAATGCCACCAAATAATGAACAACCGTTAGCCATTTGCTTTATTCACTCCCACATTGATCGTCAGCAGATTTTGCAGCATAAGGATCAAGAAATTGATAATTTGATTTTGTATCAGGACACTCAAAGTCGCGGCGGGCAAATCGATATAAATCATATTCGCCATTTTTGATTTTATTGCAAATTAGCGATGCTTCTATTTCATCGTCTGCTTCAAAATCAAAATAATAATCAACAAAACTACTGTCTATGTCGGGTATTGGAGAGCGATTTATTTCTTCTTCATCATATAATATATCGTCTATAATCAAATCTGGCTCTGTTAAAAATCTAAGTGGCAGCACTTCTGTAACGGTTGTAGTTTCGGTGCCCTGTTGAAGTTCATTGTCTCTTATGCCGTATACTTCTATATCAAAATTATCATTTGCATATGGCACATTTTCTTCTATAACTTGAACAATCAGATCGTTTGTAGTGATGTTAAAAGAGGTGCCGTCTTCAAATGTTTTTACATCATAATTGATATCGTCAAATCCTGCTAATTGTTGTTCTAAAAGAGATTGAGGTATTCCATCAATCTCACCGTTCATAACAGCAGCAGTATATGTCTGAGTTGTACTGCCCCCTAGTTCATTAACTACAACTTTATAATTAATTTGTACTTCGATTTGAGGAATATCTAATACAACACCTGAGCTAGATAAGGCTAGTGTTGCTGTTGTACTTCCGGGAAGCATCTTTCCATCTAATAGTGTTATGTTCCATGCTGGTATTTTGTCATTGCCCAAATCCGATTTGGCGAGCGGGGCGATAAGAATTTGAGATTTTTCCGGTGTTGCTTCGATTAATTGTTGGGCAAGTCCTGAATCACCGGAATTTTTCGCTTCAATGGCTTTTTTCATTTCATCTTCAATACTATGAAAATTGTGAAATGGTTTTAAATTTGGTGTATTCTCTTGAATACGAAGCTCTGCTTCATATTGTGGCTCGTTAAAACTTAAATAATTTGAATCGTAAATTATGCCATCGTCATAAAATGCATAATACACTGGCTTAAGCTTACCCAAAGACAATAGGTGTTTGCCGTATTGAGTAAGCTGTAAGTCGATTACCTCTTCTTTTTTATTAAAAAATTCCATTATTGTATAAAGCCTATATTAATTATCGTGAACTCTCCTTTATTGCATTGCGATTATAAATTTTATGTCGATCCATAGCCGCCGGGGCCAAATCCTCCACCACCAGTGAAGCCTCCAGGCATGCCTCCACCTCCGGTGCCACCGGGTGGCGGACCTGTTTGTCCGCTGGTGCCTCCCATTCCAGCAGTCCCGCCAGTTCCTCCTCCACCATTAGGTGGTGGTCCTGTTTGTCCGCCGGTACCGCCCATTCCAGCAGTCCCGCCATTTCCACCAGTGCCTCCATTCGTTGCGTCATCTAGAGAAGCATCCTCACCAAGTTCAGTGGTGGCGGCAGTCTGAAGCTCTCCCAACTCTGTTAATACATCAGATCTTCTGCTGTCTGGATAGAACGAAACATCGTCTTCGATCTTAACAAGCTCTACCAAAGAGAAGAAGTCATATGGCCAATTGTAGCTTTGAACATAGTCCTCTCCTTTTTCGATTGCACCCTGACCTGCGCCTTGTGCAACATATTGAGTAGGGGCAAGGGTGGCAGCTACGAAAGAAGTATTAAAAGCAGTTGATGGTGAAATATTTGCGTTATTAGTTACTGTCTTGTTAAAATAGTTGCGAGCGGCTCTTTGCTTAACTTTGAACACCATCCATTGTAATTTTGGATCGATTGCTGTTAATAGTTCACCTTCTTGCAAAAAGTGTGTTATGGTTTTAGATTGTACAATATCTTCTGTAATTAATGGAGTATCTGGGTCGAACGCTCGTCCAATGCGAGGAGGAAGATTCTGCCAAATATCAACCAAATCTTGCCGATCAAGGCTGTGTTCAAATTCAAATATATACATTGAGATTGCGGGGACTTGATCTGGGTATGTAATAAAATCCATACTGGGCGGGAATACATATCTCTTCATTGCATCAATCTGGGTTTTAACGGACGGTCTTACGCCTTGAATTGCGGATCCTTCCGGTGCTTCAATGGCGGCTTTTACTTGAGCAAGGTTGCTGCCGGGTCTATAAAATTGTCGGGCTCCATTTTGTTCAACAAACGGAACAGCAACAACGGCTTCTCGAATCACCTTCTTTGGAGCTACCTGACCGAGAGGCTGCGGTCTTTTCGAAAATCCGACTAGATCAGCTAGCGAACCGGTTGCCCTCCCTTTTGGACTCACGCCGCCTGGCCATGGCACCACACCACCGGCACCTTGGAGTGGAAGAACATCGTCAACATCGAAGGGGGTGTCAGCGACTTCTAAGAATATACCTTCCGAACCGGATGGGAGTCGCCCGTATTGATGCCACATCCCAATTGGGCGAGTTGCCGCGCCGCCTGACATATAAGTTGGGGATGAGTGAGAGCCTGTGTTTTCTGCCATTGTAGTGACGCCTGGGGGTGTTGCACCGGTAGAACTGCTGCACTCGATAAAGTTTAGTATTGGCGTTTCAAACTTCGCTTGAATTACCCATTGTCCCTGATCGTCAGCAGTATAGCCTGAATATCTTAGCAGTTCTTTAAGACCCTTTGTTGTGCCAAATATATTAATTGAACTTGTAACTTGATTAGAATTTGTATTACACTGATCGGGACCATACATTGGACCGCCCTTCCCGGCGCTGCCTTCACCCTTCGATGTTATTGCCGTGCTGGGGGCATTTCCCATCCCTTCAGCCCAGGGAATGCTGCCCGCGCCTGCGGTGATCCTGGGTCCGCCAAATCTCATATAAGATGCTGTTAGTCTAGATAAGAAAGTTTCTAATTCGATGCCAATTCCTTTATCAGCATACAAACCAGGATTATATTCCAAATCTGCCCAGGCTTCTCCATCATAGTAACAAGGCGTAACGTGCGGATAATATCCATGGCGGGAGTCTCCATAAAAACCACGGTTGATATCCGACTTGGTATAGACAGTGCTAGCAGAAAGGTTTGGACCGCCTCCAATGGGTGGACCAAAAGCAGATGGTCTACTATACATACATATTGTTTCTGATCCAGAAATAACTTGAGGGAAAGAGCTGCCGGTAATCGTCAGGTTTTTGTAATAGAGGGGTGCGGAGCGGGAGTCGAACCTCAAGCTGTTAACGCCGGGTTTCTCTTCATAAGATTTTCGAACCTTTATTCTCATTCTATAAGTTTTGTTTGGATCTGGCACCTTCCATTGAGATTGAGGTGCTGAGAAAAACGAGGTAAATGTGCCGTTCTCTAAGAAAAATTCTGGAGTTTCTGCTAAGAAATTGTGCGCTGCTCGCTTATATCTTTCATCGCCGTCTCCTTTCCAAACCGCATGGGCATTGTCCTCCGGTGCCCAGGAGCCCGAGAAAGAACAAGAAGGATGAGGCTCCATGTCATATATTTTTTTACCGGCTATGTGAGCTTCCGGCTCTACGAGCGCTTCAAATGGCACACGTTCATCAAACGTCTCCTGTACAATTACATAAGAAGGCACTTGGTGGAAATTTTGCGGTCCCAGACCGTTATCATAAGCACCGGTCCAAGGAGATTGTGCTGTGCATATCGGAAAATCAACGGCTAATCCAGATTTAATAGTGTTAAACATTATTCCTGGTGCAAACATCGGGGTCAAAAATGATCTCCAAAATGCTTCTCGCGGTGTGTTATCCAAAAACTTCTCCGTGCTGCTCACAACGTGAGTCGCATTACCAGTTAAGTGAACATACTGACCATACGATTGGGAAAATAACTGGGCTAACTGCAATGTTCTTTGGGCTGGGTAAAAGCCCTCATAGGGCAAAAGTTTCATTAGCCCCTTACATGTAACTGAAAATTCGGTGGCAACGCTATTTAGCAGAACACTTGAAGATTGTTGCATAACATCAAAATATTTCATAAAATCGCTGTGGCTGTAGGTCTTATAAAAGTTGTCTTGTAAGCTTGATGTTATAGTGGGTGCTGCACCTGTTAAACTAAAGAGTGCCGGGTCTGTAAACGGATCGATACCCTGAACAAGATAGTCCTCCATATGATCGCTCATTCTATATTCTGGGATAATTGAATAGTCTTTTCCGTGCAATCGCATATGTTCTGTATAATCATTATACGAATCATAAAATGGGAACTTGCCGGATTGATTGCCAGCATCCCATGGGGCATCACCTGCAAAGGGAATAACTGTGGTGGGGAGTGTTTGCTGGCGCTCAATACAATTTGCGCCCCATCTTGAAGACCATGGTAAAACACTTGTGCCTGTCAACAACGTGTGTCTTCTGGCATACATGGCAGATGCAGTAATTGCATATCGATTGGGGTTCATTGCAGCAAGAAGATTCGTGCCACCACCAGCCTTGTTCCACGGATGAGCAGGGGAATACGGTGTATGAACCGTGGTTAAACTGTTCATAAGTTCGCCTTCTCCACCTCCGCGACGACGCTGGGTGGTGGGACTGTGCGCGAGGTCGCCGTTCGAGCCCGAAGCAACCCAAACATAGGGAGCATCTTCGGTGGTAGTCCTGAGTGTGTTGGTGCCATCACTTGTCATATCAAATTCAAGTCTTGCATCCAGTGGCCATATACTTGATGTTGGGATCACGGAGCCCTGCGAGCTTGAGATAGGTGGCTGATCTAGGACTTTTAAAGTGTCAGCAGGGAGACTGCGGGGTAGCGTTGGAACTCCAGCGGCTCTAGCAATTCGATTATCCCGCCAGAAAGACTTGTAGGTTGTTCTACCACGGACATATGGGCGATAAAGATTAATTGATTTTGGAAACACTGATTCAGAATATGTATGTCCAGTATAATCACCATCAATCATTGTTCGCCCAAGAGACATAAAGCCCATTAGATAATCGGCTCCAGCAGGCGTGGTTGAGTTTCCTGCAAAATCAAGTTGCGGTGGAACAAGATTTAAGTTAGCATTTAATTGGTCATTGACAAAATACTCTTTTTCATTTTTATATGTTGCCTTCCACTCGACCACGGGCATATATGTCGATGCATTCGCTGTCGGAGAAAAGGTTTGTATGCTAACATCTGTTGTAAAGACCACCGGTTTATTAAACGACACAACCGGTTCGTGGAACTGTAGCACTCTTTGTGCAGGTCCGTGAATATAAGTCGGAGATAGTCCATATATCTTTGAAATATTTGTTGCGTCTTTTTTCTTTCCATTGCTCCAATGAGCCTGTAATTGTGAATTGTTAACCCAATCGTACCCTCGATATCCGTTTTGTGCTCCAAGAGTCTCGCGGGTTGTGGCAGGATCCAGCATTGATATTGTATTATTTTTTCTCATTAATCGGACAAGAGGGTGGTATTCGTTTCTTACCTGTCTCCAAGAAGTATAACCATACGGTCCCTGTCGGTGGAGTATAAGTGCGTTAAGAGCACTACCGGTTGTTACGATGGAAAGGTCGTTGGAGAAGGTGCCGGGGGAACCGCCGTCGCTCCACAATGCAAAGGGGGATATCCCCGATTTGATCGCTCCCCCCAGGCAAGCAATTGAAAGGTTTCGGTAGGCACTTGCACTCTGTGGATGTGTCACATAGTTTGTAATTGGCTCTACTGGTGCTTCTAAAATATTAAATGCCGAACCCGTTGGATCATACATTACTGTGTTCAAGCCAACAAAGTCCACTGGAATGCCCAGATTACCCGGATCCGGGTTTGAGCCACCTGCATATCGAGAGATCGACGCCGAATATTGGCTAGCAGATAAGAACGTGATAGCCGGGACAAGTTGACCGGGGGTATCAAGTCGTGTTGAGACGGTACCGGATATCATTCCAGAAGGGGGAGCGTGCCCAATTCCGCTGCCAGCTATCAGATTACCGGTTAAAATAGCAGGTCCAATCGAAGAATATTGATAATCATTTTGTGGGATTGGGTGCTGAATCCACCAGTTGTCATATACAGAACCCGATGTAAATCTGCTACGACCACCATGGAAACCAAAGTGCAATTGACTTCCTGAAGCATATGGGTCTAAGAGACGACCTGGGAACGGACGTTGTGCGGCGAACCCGCTTACACCAAAGGTGTTGCCGTCCCAATAGTCGCGGGAACCCGAGTGTTGCATACATTCACGTAACTGAATCACGTTATAAAGTTGAGAATCCATTGTAACTGTCGAATTTCCGTATGGCCAGGATCCTTTTACGACCTGTTGGACATAAACATTCCAGGTGTCCGGGGCGAGAGCGTTGACCCTGTAATCGGCATTCCAAAGTGGGTTTGCAACGGGATCGGACGCCCACCACCACCAGATCGAATTGCGAATCTGTATTACTACTTCCTTGTGGGTTGTATCGCCACTGATTCCTATTGTTCCGTTTGCGTAGGCGGCGGTAGTTTTGTCAAACGTAAATGTTTTTTGAGTTCCATTTTGGGCTCTAAGAGTGAAACTATATCCATGATAGTTATCCAGGTTAAAAACATTGTTAACAACGTGGATCGCCAAGGTACCAGGGCGGGGCTCCGCTTCGGTGACTTGTACTTTTGCATTTCTATTAACTTTGTGATATGATGGTTCTGCTATAAAAGAAGCCGATACGATGGGGTTATCCGTCATACCGTCAGAACCCGCCTGTCCACAGTGAAGGGTTAAAAGAGTTCGAAGTCCACGGTTGCGACCCAAATGATCCGTGACGCCTATCGTTGCTGTTCGTTCTTTGGGGCTTCCCGCTGCTAAGGTGGCTGCTGGCTCGCCCGAGCCAGAGCCGCGCACCATTAGGTTTCTCCAAGGCAGCGCGTTATACGCCGAATATTCTGCTGCCATAACGTCTAAGAAACCCAACGAGTTGACCTCTGGTCCGCCAGGGGCTGAGAATCTTTCAACTATAACCGCTGATTGTGTTGCCCTGTTTGGAACCTGAAGCACTGTGCCGGAAGTGCTCACAGTGTTGGCATCAACTGCTTGTGGATGATATAAGTTAGATACTCTGCTAAGATTTTTTGTTTGTTCATTGGTCCCGCCCACATTGGGACCGGCAAGAAAACCATTTCCACGGTTCCAGCCAGCTTCCGAAACGGGTCGCACCCCAACTAATGTATGAACATTTGTAGTTTTAGGTTTATCAATAGCATATCTTGCCGGAAGTAGGGATCCAGACGTTGCGACATCTCTAAACCAGAAATTGTTTGTGCTTCTTCCAGAGCTTTGCACTATCTGATATGTTTTCTCGTAGTTGCCAATTGGTCCGTGTTCTAACACGCCAGAAAGCACAGTATCTACTGATGCCGTGGTTTGAAGAATGTTTTTAATATTAACAGGGCGTTTTGCTGTTTCTTCTCTGAAAAACCACGCTCTATATCTCTGCTGATCGGGATATGGACCACCATAATCGGGACCGGTTAGTCCGAGGGTGCCTGAGTCGCCAACGTCGACATCTGTGAGGTGCTCTCGACCACCACCGAGAAGAAGTCTGAAAGCTTCCGGGCGTGTATATTGACTATCTAGATTATTTATTGTAGTGTCTGTTTCATCACCAACCGGGCGCTCACCGGAATCCACGCCGCCGACTGCGTGGTAATTAAGTCTAACATGCCTAGATTGGTGACCTCCCACATATTTCTCGGCAAACGGTCCTTGCATTGGCACTTCATTATACACGCCATATCCATCTTGATGTAAGTTGGTCAATAATGAACTGGAAAGAAATTCGTTCTGGATAAGGGAGTTGTAGCCCATTGGGTGAAGAACACCGTCGATGTCTTTGTACCACCCAACAGTACCATAAGCGGCACTCATTATGTTAAATGGCATTGCGATATGACCTTTGACGCCATCAAATGTACCGGAGGGGGTTGTGACGCGACCAGTGTGGGTGCCAAAATTAAGCTTTCTTTTCATATTTGGCTTTATTTCATCATCGCAATCGACCAACATTTGATCTTGGTTGCGGAACACAAGCAAGATATTTAATGGAAGACCTACGCTACTTTTGGGTCCGTGAGGAAATGTCATTCCTCTATAGTAATTTATTTTTTTATTGGCATTATAGTTAATGCCGCCATGGAGTTGCAGCGACTTGTCAACAGTATAACGATATGGTGTTGACCATTGCCGTTCGAGCACCTGTTTGGAGGCTGTTAAAATAAGATTTCTAGCTACGCGGACGCTGCCTGTTACAGATAGACTGCTTGTTTGGTTGAGAGGAGATGTGTCACGTTCAGCAAGATGTTTCCAATAAAAACATTGATCAGATTGTAATCCCGATAGGGGTCTGCGGGCTCTATTCCAATTAAAAAGTAATCTGTTTATTCCATATGCACCCGTTTCAGGTGTTTTCGCACTAAACTCAAGAGTTGGGAATTTGCTCCAATACTTGCTTCGTTCTAAAATATGGCTCTCGACAACATTGTCGATTCCATCGCTTACTTGTGCCGAGGCGGGCACAAACTGCATAAGCATCGTTTCAAGCGTTGCGTCAATCCACTTATAAAAATCGATAAATTTATCTAAATCTGGGGTGTTTTTGACACGCTCAAAGAAGAATTGGCGTAAATATTTAAGACTCTTATATTCTGGACGATAACGGTGGACCGGTTCTCCAATTAAATTGTTGAATTCGGCTATCGATCCAAAATAATTAATAATCTCATCTGAAATAACTTGGTACATGCTTTTTTCAAAAGCATAATAGGTTCGTGTGGGTCTTGTTTCTCTGGTAAACACCTCAGTTTCTGCCTGTGAGAGCACCCGAATATTATCTTCTCCGTACACAACTTCGGGAAGCTGTTGGATTCCGGCATACAAAAATTGTGGTTCAACAGAACCAGTGGAGCTTGCCTGGAAAGAGAACCCCCTTCCGGTGTGCTGGTATTTAACTATATTTCCAAGCCAATCATATCGCTTTGCTTCAGCGACGGAGCCTGAAGATACATCTTGGACAGTAAAGCGCCCATTAGCATTAGACCCTGTGACGGTTTCAAAATCCCAGTAAAGAGCTAGAGACTCAATTTCTGGCACTTGTACATTTGCCAAATCCGATTCTAACAAATAAGAATCTCTGGCTGGATTCCTACGTCCAAAGTTACCGGGATCTATAGCATGTGCTTGTATCGCAGCATCGCCTATATAATCAAACCAATATCGGAAAGAAGTTACTTTGACATCGGAATATTGTACTGTTGAACCAGTAAAGTCTGTACGATGAGCACCAACATACACTCTCTTCGAAGATGTTAAGAATGCTTCTGCTTGTGATGCAGGGACCGATGCTGTAACTTTAAATTGATTTACCTGCCTGTCAGCAATATAATTAACGCCATAAAATTCTACATCATAACGTGAAGCTGCTCCACTGGCAAAAGAATGTGGGTATCCATATGGTAATAGTCTGACTGCAAAGTTCCATTTTGAATCATCATATACATTCGTAAACACACTACTAGTAATGCCGCTGTCGAATGCCATGTCTTCGCCAAGAACGAGCCCCCCTATTGAAGAGGTTAGTTTAAAGTATACATCTCCTGAATCGGCTCCATTTTTTATTGCGTAAACTTGCAAGTTGGCTGCATCGGGAGTGTTCCAAGTTAAATCTGTCTCTGTTCTATCCATTGAGGCGGAAGCTATCGCCGTATGTATTCCGAATAGTGATACTGTAGTATACGAAAAGTCTTCGATAGCCTTGTTTAAGCTATAATAGCCCTTTTTGGCAGGGAACATAACTTCTGCTTCCAATGTAATTGGAAATGTATCCTCATACGTTTTGCCTTCGGCTGCGCTACCAGAAATATAGGACACACTATTAGGGTTGGAAGTATCGGCATATTGATGGACCGTAGCGGCAAATCTATCAATGTGATTAAAATCAACTGCTTTGGTCTTATATGATGAAGCTCTGCGTTTAGTTTCGAGTTTATATGTTTGGTTGTCTGCATAAGCATTAAGTCTTATTAAGCTTTCGTCCACGCCAAAGCAACGAACAAGATTTCTAAAAGCATTTTCTGTGCCTTTGGTTTTATACAGGGTAGCTAAATTGTTATAAATGTTGTTGTATACAAAACTCTTAATAGTTTGTAAGTCTTCGCCGTATTCTTTGTCTTCATTGCGATTTGCATAATATTCAAACAAATTGGCGTTAGAAAATAGTTCAGGTGCGTTTAACCCATGGGATCGAACTGCTCTATATGCATATGGATATGGCTTATAGAGATTTCCTTGAGCGCTACTACTAGGATAATAGGCAGTATTTAGTTTAGACAATTCGCCTATCTGTAACTGCAAATTATCAAAATAGCTACCCAACACTTGAGTTAGCTTCTTTAGATCGCCCGAAACGCCATTGCCTTCATCTTCATCTATAATCCATGACGGCATTGAGTAATATAAGGATGAATTATTTTCATAATCCCATATAGTACCACTAAGTTCTAGTTCTGAATCCAAATTATAAATCTTTGGATGTTGGGGTCTAATAATAGGATCTGGGTTTTCCCAGCCTGCGCTAGCTGACACCATTGCTGAACCAGTGTTTCTTGATACAGTGCTATATCCGGTCCAGGTACCATTTGTAACTCTTCCTGAATAATCTAAAACGGTTTTATCAACAGTTGTATTTTCTGTTATGCCTTCGTTGAATTTATAATAGACCCCAAGTGTAGTATTAGCAAAATCTGTGTTTGTTCCACCGCCAATTTTGCCAGTGAACCAATATCGTCCAATATCTTGGGAGCTTCTTTTTGTTTTCCAGAATCTGAATTCATCAATAGAACCGGAAAGTTTACCCCAGCCCAAATCTGCGCCGCTGCCTGCCACATTGGTGCTGTAAGTACCCGTCAAAAGCGCACCAATATTGGCTTGCAATGGGTTTACAATTTCTCCGATATTTGAACCAGTGGTTATTGTTTCACTCAGGTCGCCATTCACATACAGTTTTGTCGTTATGTTGCTACCGTTGTTTATGAAAGTAAACGCATAATGTTTCCAATCAGAAAAAGAATTTAGATTTAAGCCGCTTCCAATGTTAAGGGATGAGGTACTAAGCCCAACTGCTCCAGATAATATTGTCAGGCGAAAAGGCGATGTGGACGGTGCCGAGCCACCACCTTCTATTTCAATTCTAACTCGACCATACGAATTGCTTCCAGAAGCTTCGCCATTCCATAGGTCGAAAACGACTTGCTTTTGAGTTTTGGAAGTAAAAGCTCCTGAATCATTTGCTGCGGATCCAGTTTTTAACCAAAATTCAACCGAAACTCCAACATCTAAATCTGTTTTTAAATTAGACTCTCTTGTGCCCGAACCAGTTACATCAGTGTCCCATACGTTAGCTCTAGAGTTAAAAACATCTTTTAAAGACGATGTACCCAGATTATTGCCATATGGAGTATTGGGACCGCCTTGAAAATTAATATATTCGTTATCTGTAACAGCGGGAGCACCATAGCCAGAGACGATACTGCCGGTTCTTGTGCCCCACCCTGCTCCTGAAGTGTTGTCAGCCGAAAAGATACCATAACCAGTGGTCTTTGGGTATTTGTTATCAAATATATAAAGATCAAGAAGGGTTGACTTGTTTCTCCACTCAAGCCTTTCTTTTAACGAGCCGTCATATGGATACTCTCCGTAAACCCATCTAATGGCTTGATCATAATATTCTTGAGCAGATCCATATTTTGCGAAATTAGCAGGATCTCCAAAATCTATATGTGGCTCTAGCCTTTGTTGATCTTCTAGATACGGACTAATGTATCCCGGAGATTCAACATTTTTTAGGGAATCTAAGGTGGAAGACGCTATAATTTGAGAACTTCGAAAAAAGTCTTTAACAGCCATATCACTCCTCTACTCTAAACTTGAATACATCTGGATATTCATTCCAAGTGGATACAGCGGGATCGTAGAATGCGAATTTAATTCCATATGCATATCCTGGCTGTAATAGTGCCATATCCAAGTCAAAATAGCTACCGGACAAATCATAAGATAAGTGTGTATGTCTATCGCTGCCGGTGCCAAAAGCTATCACATCAAGCTCGTCAACAATTCTTATAACCTTAAACGAGGCACTGTCAATATAATTAGCGACCGGGGTGGCCACTGCTTTGCTATATATGTTTGGATTCCAGTCCCGTTCTCTGGTGTAGACTCTAAACTGTACCGTTTCATCTTTATAATAGGCGTGTCGCAAGTTAGTAATATTACAGGCATATCGTTTGTATGGCTTAATATCAGAAGAGTGTAATACTACCGGTGTTATCGCTCCGGTATGATAGATGGTGCCGCCACGAGTTTTTACATCGACATCCACACCATCGCTTGATGTGTGCCAAATATCAAAAATCTTTGTAAGAGTTGTTTCTCCATGTGTACTAGCAGCAGTCAAAGCCAGGGAACAAGAATAAATGCCAGTTGACACTTTGCTACCCGTGGCATTAATATCGAGATTTGTAACGGTGCCGCCACCTTTTGACAACCTAAGAGCAGATCCTGTTGGTACAGTATTGTCTCCCGAGCCAGAATACAAGCTCACATAAATCTTGTTGTCGCCGCCGAGGCCAGGAATGTCTCGCAGCCTTCCTCTCACATAGTTATAAAGATATAAAATATTTAAATTATCTGCTGCGGGTGCCAAGGAGCTACTATAATAAAAATTTCCTCTATTATCTTTCTTAGCCGACTCCCAGCGGGCTTCTATCACAGGACGTTTAAAGAAAAATTCAGAATCTCTTGCAAAATATTTCTTAGTATAAGAAGATGAATAAGCCGATTCGTTTGTCAAATAAATCCCGACGCCATCATTTTCTTTCCCCAAGGTAGAGCCTCCAGCGCCAGCGGTGGACCCAGAAATCCATTCTTCTACCAGCCACGTTATTTCGACTTCGAGATCGTCTGGACCTTTATCAACATAAGCACTAAACTTTGGAGTGGTGTGAAAATCGCCACCTGCTGTGCCCCAGTGAACAACTCCAGAGGACGAGCTTACAGCAGAACTCCAATTGGCGCTCCCGCTATCAGAATATGCCTCCATATCCAATCCAGTACCTTCGTCCCAAGAGCGGGAGACTGCGGCGATTGTCAAGTTATAGTCACGCGGAAGAGTAAAGGGATGGGGGGCATTAAATAAACGAAGATAAAAGCTTACGCTCCCACTTGCTGGTATAACACCATTATCACGATCTGTCTTTATGGAATATCCAGAGCCACCATTTGCACCAGTCACGGGGAATTTTATTAATACTCTCGAAAGCTCAGCAGAAGAGGAGGATTCTTGTCCGTAAATTCTAAATACTTCGAGAGAATCAGACAAGCCCATATTCGATCCCGTAGCTCTGGAAGTCAAATTGGGCTTGAAAGCATTTGTAATTGTAGTGTCTGCGATTGCTGTATATCTTTTAATACCCATTATTTAATAGTACCTTGTATATCAGAGTTGGGAAATTTCACTTCAAAAATTACATTTTTGGGCGCTTTGAGAAATCTTCCATCTGTCGTCGTTCGATTTTTAACATTAAAATATGTAGTTGAGTAGCCTACTCCAGTTTTTTGAGATACTTTGACGCTGGTTGTGTCTACAACGCCTGAAACAGAATTCAAAATAGTATACATGTCTGTGATGGCAAAATCTTCTCCTATTTCGAATAATCCACTAAAATATGCACCTATTGCTTCTACGGCTCGATTTAATATAGCCGTCTTGCTAGCACCCTGTGCGGCTATAACTTCGAATGTTACACCTAGGTTTACAATCTTAGCATCTAGCAGATCTACAGAATCATTGATCATCTTCTTCGAAGAAATATAGGTTTTAATATTTTGTTTTACAGTTTGATTTGTTGTCTCTAGCTGCCCATTTGCCGAACGTGAAATGACATATATATTTATATTTCTTAAGTTAGAGTCCACATCTTGCATCACAGTGCAGCGACTAATACCTCCAAATCTACTGGGCATTGAATAAATAAATGCTTTGTAATCTTCGATAGTGACAACTCTATTTTGTGTTGCATAAGTTGCTTGAATGCGCTCTTTTAGTTCTGTAATGTTTGGAGGTGATATATCTCCCTGTATTGGTGTTTCGTTGGTAACCTCCAATGATGTTCTGACTGCCTGCGCTTTGGTTCCGACAAGGTTACTGCTATTTGGAAAAGTCATAATAATTTGCCCGAGCCTGTTAACCGAAGATGCAGCGGCGTTTGAATTAGCAGAAGTGTTCGCACGATAATTTACAATTATATCTGTATTCGAAGGTCCGACACCAAATTTATCAGTTTTTATAAGCACTGATGGATCTATAGCGGTATCCGTGACATAGGTTTTGGAGTGAAGATTCATTACCACATCTCGCGGTTCAGCTAATGAAACACTGGAAAGCTCCGAATCCGAGCCATATCCAAATACAATATCTGTGGTGAGGCGCGTTCTCTCGATCCTATAGCGTCTTGGGACAACCATTGGTTTAAGAATATTTGGGGCTTGAACATTTGTGGTTACATCATTGTTGGTGACGGGCACATAGATAATGTTTTGTGATAAATTCTCGACTTCGTAATATCTGTGCCCTTCTGCATCTGCTACTGAAATAACTTCTGTTATATTATTACCTTGTAATGATAACCTTCTGAACTTGACAAAGCTTCCGATGTTTTCAAATATTTTTACTCTATTCTCGCCAGAGACAACGGAACCAAACGCTTTAATCGCAAAAAAAGTAGGTGCGCCGGTTGAGCTATTTTGCTTCGCAATTACAACCTCGTTTGCTGCATCGGAAAAATTAATGTCTTCCAGTAAAGTAAATTGTGCGCTGTTCGTAGAAACGAATGTTGATCCCGCTTTAAGCACCGGCATATAACTAGTATCAGGTCCGGTTCCAGATGAGTTAGCCGGTATCATGATATATACGGTAACGTTACCATATGTTGCACGGGCTCCTTGGTGTACATATCCCATGGTCGCACCGTGTCTAAGAACGTTTTCATATTCTATGGCAGTTGATAGAAAGCTTTCGTTTGCTTGATAGTCTAGATAAAACGATACAATGTCTCCTATGTAGGAAACTGCATCTATCATAAGAGCACCAAAGCCTGCATCTGTAAAATCCTGAAAAGTGTCTGGATAATATCTTCTTGCGTAATCTAGCAGATCTGCCTTAATAGATTGGAAGTCTCTGCTTAGATAATTTATTTTAATGTTGTCTCTTTTTAATGCCACAAAATATCCCTCATATTAATTATTACGATCACAAATTAATAATCAGCGTTTCTGATGTAATCTCAGAATCAATTGAGAAATTAATAACCAAATTAAGGTAGTGTGATGTTGATGATGGCTCCAATGACAATCCCTGTGTGTCGGGACTTTCTTGTCGAAAGGTGACAGAGCTTATTGTGATGTAGGGAAAATATGTCTCAGCTTGAGAAATAATTTCACTTTTTAAGTCAAAAAATACATCACTAGACATATTTTCAAATAAATAATTTCTTATACCAACTCCAAACTCAGGAATCATTATTCTTTCTCCTGGTGCAGTTAATACTAACATTTTTAAATTTTGACGCGCCACCTCTTTGAGTGTTTTGTTTAATTTATATCCATCATCGGGATCTAAACTTAGCGGTAATTTTATTGATATGCCTGCCATTCTTTGTCCTTCAATATGTAACTAGTTTTAAAAGGTAGTATTGAGCCCTGCTTCTGCAAGAAACGGATCTTTATAAACTGTTTTTCCACCACCATAAATAGAACTGGCTAGTGTTTGTAGTATAGCAAGTTTTGTTTTACTTAACATATCGCCCAATTTGATTCCGGCTACTTCTCCTGGGAATACAGCAGTGTCTGTTAGTGCTGCATGTTGATAGATGCTCATTGAAGCTACCATTTCTTTTATGGGATATAAGCCATAAAATAGAGCCTTGTATTCGTCTGTACTCCACATCTCTTCTAAAAGTTTTGCCCAGATCTCGTCTTCTTCTTCTGCGGTGGGTTGTACATATTTGTCACCCCCCTGGGGCATTATTGTCTTGATAAGATCGTGTTCACATCGAACTTTAAATATTTCCTGTACATTGCCCGCTTGTATGGTAGTGAAGAGTTCGCCGGTTCCGCCACCCATATCTGGACTTATTGAAAGGAGAGGTTTGACCAAATATAACCGGATTTCATAGACATTGCTTTTTTGGGTCGATCCACGGTTATTAGAATCGTCTTCTTGATAATCTTCGTGCTTTACTTTACCAAACACAAATGCTGGTCGAGCTTTCCTTTGTGGGTGGAAATATGGCAACTTGTCTATTTCTGGTTGTATTTCTGTCGCCCAATCGCCCACAATGTTTATGAAGGGCATTCCGACAATGGTGTCTTTTTGTAGGAGTTGCGAGGGGGTGGATGGAGTGTCCGCAAGGGAGTGCCCAAATGGATGGACATCTAAATTTACTAATCCAAATACTTGTTCAGTTAAAAAATAATCCCACGGATATTTTCGAGCAAGAAGGGGAATTGGGCGGGGAGTCATACTTAAACCCCCTTGGAGGCGGAAGACAGCCCCCGCGCTGCCTCGGCGCGGGCTCCACTCCGTGAGTTTTAAACCTGATTCGATTGGACTCTTTAAGTTCTCTATTTCTTCTGCAATAAGTGATAATAATGCAGATTTGCCATTCTCTGTATCAGTACCACCTGTAAACGTTTTTGTATCGTCGCCCGTAGATTCTAATATTTTATAATAATGTAATGCAACGTCTTGAACATCCTCTAATATGCTACCACCATATGTCGGGAAGCTGTCTCGCCATTTTTCTAATTCTGACTCTATTGCGCTATAAACAGAATTTATAAACATTTCACTGTCCATGAACGATCTATCGAAAGAGTCAAATACTTGGATGCAAAGAAGGGCTCTTTCTACTATAAAAGTACGTACTAATAAGAGCACACTTGTAATACTTGTTGCTCTGCGACTGGCACTTAGATCGTCGCAATATGGCTCCTGCTGTTTCTGCCCTTCTATATCAGCCATAGTAGCATCTTCCGGTAGAAGCTCCACGTCAACAGAGCCGCCTCCAAGCTCAAAGGGGCTTGGTTTTGATTCCATTTCGCTTTTTACTGACAAAGAAAGAGCGGTTGATGCCAGATTTGCTGTATCTTGTGCAAGATTTTCGAAGCCCAGAAGATCTGCCAAAGGCAGATCTAACATATCAAACTTGGAAGAAGCCTCCCAGTGTCCTCTTTTCCCGAATTGAACTTCTGGTGTAGCATATTGTCCCAAGCCGAAACTTCCGCTAAAAAAGTCACTGTTGGCAACATGGTGACCAAGCCACTGCATAATGTCATCGAATAACAAATCCGCAGTAAGGTTTTCTGCTGTCACCCCTTGATCATAGCTAGGAAACGCATACGCCTTAAGCGCATTCCCGTCAGCATCTGTGACCCCTATGTCTTCTGAATATTCATATCTTTGGTTGCTTGCGTCTCCTGATGGATTTAATCCTGGGGGGGATCCCCATGTGCTCTTGTCGTAACCAAGATAACTTTGGTCAATGAAACCACCAAAGTCGTTTTTACATATATTTTGGATTTTGGTTTGTAGCGAGGAGTACACACCTTCATCTATGGTATGTGAAGTAGGTATATCTGCATCAACGCTGCCGTCGCCGTCGCTGTCCTGGTTAACAAGGCTTGGAAATATAAATTTTCCTTGATCATATGCCGTAAATATAGATCCTTGAAGTATCTCTTTGTCTATCGAAGTTGAAAATTCTGTTGAAAGCATGGATGCTCCGTCTCCAACCATATGGTCAGCTATATTAGTTGCTCTACTTCCTATAACATAATCCGATTGTTGTATAACCACTCGTTCTTCGGCATCTGCGAGGCGACCGCTCATATTATTGTATACTTGCACTAGATTTTGTGTCCAACCTGGGGGTCGAGTTGGTCCCTCTACGGGCTCGCCGTATTTAGTGAGTTCGAATCGCATCAATGTCGGGGTATTTGAGCCCCTGGCCCACCACATCGTAAGGTATTCGTCGGGATCGCCGTTCCAAGGATACCACTCAGTTACGAGGGGCTCAAAGAATCTCTCATTTGCGTCGTAGTCGAATCCGCGCCCCGTGTCGCCAATTGCTTTTGGGGATTTTTTATTAGCCCTGGATTTAGAGTCGGCAATCTTCATAAACTTAATCTTAAGCCACTCGGCTGGAGTCCAGGCGTTATCCACCTCGGGCAATTCTCGATGTTCGATCCAGTTTTTTCCTAGTTTTCCCTCGTCGTCGTAATAAATCGGAACAAACGATTCAAACGACGTATTTTCGGTATCGTATGCCCCGAGCATCAGATCCTGTAATATGTCCCCCACCACCCAGTCATCATCACCATCCTTCCAGGGACCGACCCATTCCCAATTCTTGTGGCTGAAGATATTTCCCGATCCATCATAGACATAATGGTTCGTAATCCCTCCTACATCGAAGAAAACGTTTTTTTCTTGCCCGAAGCTTTTGAATTCGCGGCCTCTGAATTTGTACTCCCCGCCGCCACTTGCTACGCCGTAGCCCTTGTTGTCGTCTTGCAACTTGGCAAGAACTCCACCGGGCGCGAGTGGCCAGTCCCCCGGAGAAGGCTCGTCTGGGGTAAATATAGGGTACCCTTCTGCCAATGTTTGTATCGAGGAAATATCTTCCACTCCAGGGAGTATGTATCCCAATTTCCAACCAGGATCGGTGCCGCGACCAAACGAAGATGCTGGTGGTGCACCTATGTTCTCTCCTGATATCACCTCTTCTCCGATCACATGATTGTGAGGTCCGTAACCATACGGATCTGTGTGGTCCCCAACTACAGAATTGGTTATCTGATGCCAGTGTGAGTCTGCGCCGCCGACAGTTGTGGAACCATTTCCATTTGCATCAACAGTAAATTCGTGAACATGATTATATACTGCTGAGATGGAGGCGGGTCTGATGTTTGAAGTGGTATCAGTGTAGGTCACGGTCACGCTACCATTGGTGCCATTGGTGGTAGCGGTGGAGGTAGTACTACCGTATAACCTATTTGTTGAAGGATAAGGGTTGGCGAAAATCCAGATTGCAGACGCTGGAAATAAATTAAATAGATTTGAAGGAGTTTGAATTGTATCTGCTGGCCAGTGAGAGTCTTCAAGGAGCGCACTAGTGGAATCTTGAGGGTCTATAGTATCTGTATAACCTCGTAGAAAACCTCCTACCACCCAATTTTCGGGACCCACTAATCGGCCGCCTCTGGAATCTAAATAATTCACGGACCTATCAGGATTTGGAAATTGCCACAAATATTGATTCCAAAGTTGTCCGTAATACCGACCAACATGATCGAAATTAAACTTCACTGGGCCGAACACACCCTGGGCTGCTGCTCGAATAGTGTCATCTATTACCTTTGGTGTAGAAGGGATTAGTGAATTCTTAGTACCAAATATAGGTGGCATATCGGGAGCTAATTTACCATTTAAAACCGCATTTAGTTGCTGTCTAATTTCAATGAGTTTCTTTGTATTGTGTTCTACCTCTTTATTGATAATCTCATTTATAGCCTCATTATCAAGTTCTGGATCTTTTTCTGCTAATATCGAACTCCTTAAAGCTTTAGCGTCTGAGCCGTCGCCTAATTTACAAAAATCTGGAGGTGTGGATTGTGTGGGTTCAGGCACTAACTCTAAGAATTTAGGATCTACCATTCTGCCTATTGCTTCCAAAAGATCGGCAAACTCGTATTTATTACGAAACAAAGAAGCATAATCTGGATTTCGTATTTGTATACATTTAAATGCTATTTCTTTGGTTTCCTCTGAAGCTGTGCCTTTAGCCAAAGCCATTTGCTCCGTTGCTGATGTAACCGCGTTAACGTCTTCTGTTGCCGCTCTGGTCCACGCTAAAAAGTCCCTGATTGCTTCTGGTGTAACATATTTTTCTTCGACCTTCCATCCATCCTGATAGTTTTCAATATTTGGCGGGATCGGCAGGTTAAGCGAAACGCCCGTATCTTGCCAAGCTGCATATCCCGAAGCCACCATACGAGACACGTAGTTTCCAATTGCGCCCACGAAACCAGAGCCACCGGCACCGGTTAAAGCGTTCTTCCATGCTTCGGCTTCACATATCTCCCGTTCAGCATCATCTAGATCGGCACAGCCGCTAAGATCTATTCCTACACTCTCGCTTATCCAATCTTGGAAACCATCTTTGATCGATGCAGAGGCTGTTCCTTCTCCTAATATATCATCAAATATTAATTGACAAGAATTAGTTAGAATCCTTAATATTGCAGACGAAAGCGCTTGAACCAAAGCGGCATATAATTGTTCCAATGCTTGGTTCATAGCATCTGCCAAAAAATCTAAAGTTGGAAAATAATCCGGTATTCTTATACCTTGAAAAACGGGCAAACCAAGTGCCACATCTACATCTGGACTTCCGTTACATTTATTAAATCCGCACTGTGCATCGACCATTTTACCCAACGTTACTGAAGCATTGATTACTTCTCCCAGATCGGAATCGCCATCAGTGACCTGCTCACCGACTAATTGTATAGTTCTTTCAAGATAGCACTGTAAAGCTTCGTTGATAGTACAGCCAAGATCTATTTTCGCCAAGACATCATTGTATAATACTTTCAACGCTGCTTTGCCGGGATTGTCGGTTCCAGCATATTCACGATAAGCAGCCAACTCAGATCTTAATATAAGGGGTTCTTCTGGTACACCTGGATCGTTATATTCTGGATCTTCCGGGTCAAGGGGCTTTCCGAATGCCACTCCGGGTGCCGATCCCTCACGTTCTTCTGTGTCAACATGTGTCCATAGTTTCCCCATTTCATCTATCCACAAGCTGTCTATTCCTATATTTTTCTTTTTACGGTCTGATGCCGGTTCAATCACTGGAAAAGCAGCACGACCTCCAGCGCTTAAAACTTTAAATTTGGTTCTTAAGGCTTGAACATTGGGCGCGGAAAGACGATTATCTCCCTTGAAGGTCTGGATCTGTTCTTGGGAGCGTTTTAGGTTTGCTCTTGTTTCGGCATCAAATATGCGCCCCTCTTCCTCTGCCAATTCCTCGCTAGATTTACAAAGATTAATATTTAGTTCAAGTGACAAGATCTTTGCTAGATCGGCAAACCCAGCCGTTGTTCCATCTTCGCTGTATATTGCTGTCCCGTCCGACATGATAGACTTTGTTCCCATCACAACGGTTGGCAGCGTATATTTGGCTAAAAAGGCAAAAATATCAAAATTATTAGTATCTCTGTTTGATAGTTCGTTGAACATCTTTTCAAGATTAATCAAATAGTTTGCTGTTGTCAGGTGACTCAAAACTTCGTGATTTATAAAACAGTCATATCCTATTGTATGCTGTTCATCATCGACTAGTGCAAATGCAACTGTATAATCGTAGGCATACCCTATTAGTAATATTTTATCTATAACAGGATCGCAGTCATTGTATCTGGATGGATCCTGATTAATATAGTTGATGGACAAATATCTATTAATAACATCTGCTACGAGTTTTAGTCTTTTTAATTCAGCGGCAATATTAATATTAGTGATAAATGTAGAAGACCGTGACATGAACGTGGTATACGATTCGATTGCATCCACAATAAAATCTATTTGTTGTTGATACGTGTAAATCGAAATGGGTGCTTTGAAAAATCCCTCTGCTGGTTTATTAATGTCGCAAGAGTCCAAATCGTCTGGAAGGGCAGCGAAGGCATATATCGGTATCTTGACCAAAACCTTCATTTTGACCGTAGGCTTTAAACTTACAAAGTAATCTGGTGTTTCCGATACTGCAACCAAATCCATAATGGCAATAAGATCATATTTT